GTATTGCTTCGGCTGACGATGACGGTGAAGCCGCTGTAAAAACGCCGCCTAAGCCGCCAATTGCCGTAACCATAGACATGGATTACGCAGTGGATGAAATGGCTGCACAGACCGATTTAGACGCTTTGAAGACTTGTTTTGCGAAATGGTACAAATCTGCGCCTGATTCGCAAAAAGAATTGCTCAAAACAATGTATGACGGTATCAAAGTTCAACTAGCTGCAAAAGGAACAAAATAATGGCAAACGACCTAAACCGCTGTGAGTTTATTGGGAGATTAGGGCGTGACCCTGAAGTGCGCTACTCAGCTTCTGGTGAAGCAATTACAAACTTCTCAATTGCCTGTGGATGGAAGTCAAAAGAAAAGGAATCTGTAGAGTGGATTCGCATTACAGCTTTTGGCAAACTTGCTGGCGTTTGTGGTGATTATCTTCGCAAAGGTTCGCAGATTTACATTGCTGGGCGCATGACTACACGCAAATGGCAAAACAAAGACGGAGTAGAGCAATTCTCTACAGAAGTCGTTGCTGACCATATGCAAATGCTAGGCGGTAAGTCTGAAGAATCACCAGCACCAAAGAAACCTGACGCATATCGTCAAATCAAAGAAGGCAATATTGCTGACCTTGAAGATGACGTGCCATTTTGATGAACAAGACTGAAGAAGCAATCCTAATATCTTGGAGGTTGCAACAGTGGTACGAGGGAATGGTGTTAGACCCTCGTGCCATGCAAGACCTACAAGATGCCATTGAAATGCTTAAAACATTAGCCAAACAGGTGAACAAATGAAAACAAGAGAAAAAAAAATTGATAACTATGAACAAATTATGTCTGAAATAGTACTTATTGTTGGGAATAGTTTTGATAACGAAAAATTAACACATTATGAATGCATAGGTGTTTTTGAATCTGCAAAACAATTGTTTATTGATATACAAAACAGAAGAGAAGAGGAAGAACATGAAAATTAGCCAACCCGCTTTTCCAACATGGTTAGAGACAGACAACATGGCGCATGGAATGATGTTACGAGATTACATTGCAGCACAAGTTATTGCAGGTATGTGCGCTGGTGACTGGCAACTTCCCGTTGACGATCAAACATGGGAAAAAGTTGCTGCAAAACGAGCTTTTGAAATTGCTGACGAGTTTATGAAAGCGAGAGAAGCATGATTATTAAAACAGTCGATTCTGAGTCAGGGCACTGGTACGCAGCAGACGGCTCACCAGCGTATCGGATCATTGGCAAAAACGGTACAGAGCGCAATACACGCTTAACAGACGCTCGTGAGCTTGGGCTAGTCCCGTCAGTAACAACAATTACGGGATTACTTGCAAAAGCAGGTCTTAACAACTGGCTACAACAACAGGTCTTGCTTGCTGCGCTGACTTTACCCAGAGCTGATGGCGAATCAGAAGAAAACTGGTTGCAGCGTGTCATGTCGGATGCCAAAAGCACCGGACGTGAAGCAGCAGACCGTGGAACTCGCTTGCATGGTGTGCTTGAGGAATACTACCAAGGCAAAAACCTTGTGTTTCCAGACTTTGTGCATAACGTCAACACTGCGCTTAAATCACACTTTGGAACAAACCACGTCTGGGAAGCTGAACGCAGTTTTGCGTTTGGTGGCTACGGGGGCAAAGTTGACTTGATTTCAGCAAACATCGTGGTGGACTTTAAGAGCAAGGAAGGGGACTTGAGCAAGATTACCCCTTACCACGAGCAAATAATGCAACTGGCGGCTTATAGACAAGGATTAGGGCTACCCACAGCACGATGCGCCAATGTCTACTTCACAGAAAACGGGGATGTGCGGTTGATTGAGCATTCAGAGCAAGATTTAGCTGATGCTTGGGAGTGTTTTCAGTATCTTCTCGCTTACTACAAGAAGAAGAACAACATATAATCCAGAGGCGGGGAACGCTGGTGTCCCCTCCCTCCTAGTTCCGGCTAGTACCCGCACCCTTGTTGTAAAAATCACAAAAAGTAAAAATAATTGCAAATATTAGGGAAAACACCTAGCAAAAAGACTTGCACAATTTGTTAAGTTAGCTTAATATGTAGTTATGGCAACAACGCCATATAACTAAATACAGGTGCATAAATGAAATACTTAAACATTTACACAAACACAACCCCAGCAGTTTATGTGTGCAGCATTTGCAAATCAACAGTTGAAGAAACTTTAGCTAGGGCGCAAGAGGCTTACTCTAATTACACATGGGAATGGGATGGCGTAAACCAGCCAAAAATCAAACACAAAAAATTTGCAGGATTTGATTCAGCAACAATTAGCATTATTTAATAACAGGGGCGCAAGCCCCCATTACATACAGGTGCATAAATGAGTGAATACAACGACGAGCAATTTGACGTAGGTGTGCAAAGCGCCAATGACGTTATGAACGTGATTCAGCATCGTGGCATTGATGACGATGGTTTGACTTGGTTAGATTGGTACAAGCGCATCCAGTCTGGTGACGCACTCCACAACATTGTGATGATTCTTGTGCGTAATCGTAAAGACCCAAAGTATGCAGAGCTAATTGACGAACTTGAAGCTGAAATTGAGGGGTGGCTATGAAACATCTTACATACAAACCTGAAGATCAACGTATCCCTGTTGAGGGTTATGTGCTTGGCGCAATCGTGTTGTTTGCTGTATTTGGCTTTTTACCATTACTTAACTGGATACTAAAATGAGCAAATCAAACCAAGTTCTGATGCACCTGCAAAAGAAACCTATTACGTCTTGGGAAGCAATTACAAAGTATCGTGTTACTAGGCTTGCTGATGTGATTTTTAGGCTAAAAAAACAAGGTCACAACATCGTGACTTGGATGGTAGACGATGGCGAAGTGCGTTTTGCCCGTTACTATTTGGTAAAGGAGAAAAAATGAGCTACGAACTGACAGAGCAACCTAAGTTGCCATGCCCGTTGATTGACAATCCTGAATGGAAATATATCCCAGCAGCATCGACTAACATTGCTGAAACCTTTAAGCGTTTTGGCTTTGTCCCACCAAGCACACTAAAGGAATCAAAATGAAAAAGTACATCATCGCCGCAGTTTTAGCTTTATCAGCAAGCGCAGCATACGCAGCTTGTGTCACCAACACCACGTTTTCAGGTGGACGCATGGTGACTTGTACAACTTGCTGTTATGGCAACAACTGCACCACAAACTGTTTCTAAGCAAGCAAAGACGTAGCTTTAACTTTTACCGCAGCAACACGGTTTAGCCAGCCTTTACCAAACGTGTCAAACGTATTTAAGCTGCGGTAAAAGTCTTCTTTTGCTTGGCTAAATTTCTCAATTAGCTCGTCACCATCAAGAGCTTTTACAGCGGCTAAGGTGATTGGCCCTATCCCACCGTCAGGCGTTACACCTACAGCAGTTTGTAGAATCTTTGCGCTGCGTCCACAGCCTGCGTTGACAGCGAAATCAAACACCAAGTAGTCAATCCCGCTAGGCAACTCGTCGCACTTACAAGCATCCCAGAACTTGCGCTTATAGAGCGGCTTAACCATTTCAGGGGTCAGCGAACGCATCTCTTTCTCGTTCGATTCACGCCCAACCCACTCCTCCCAGACACGCTTAGTCACGCCAAGATTGGTCATGCCGCCGGGGTCGGAAGGATGGTTACTGAAGCCCCCTTCTGATGCCAACATTTGATTAAACGATTTATCCCAGTTCTCTTTCATGTTCCATCCTATGACAGTTAGCACATAACAAAATACATTTTGATAGTTCTTCGGCTATTTTATCAATGCCGGAATTTGCTATCACCCATGATGGGTCATCATCTTTTTTGCCTATATGATGGAAATCATACACAGCCATACTAAAAACCCCACCGCAGCTTTGACAACATCCACCAAGAGCATTTACAAGAGATTCTTTGATTGTTCTTTGTCTGACCTTTTTGTAATGATTGGCACATCGCATCCAGCCGCCTTTATTATTTAGCGGCTTTCCGCAATCAATGCAATCTTTCGTTCTTGTTCTAACGGGTCTGTCTAAATCTTTCCCTTTTTTGTTACGCAAATAATGTGCGTTACACAATCCCTTCGCAACAGCATCATCTTGGCATTTATCAACAAGACAAGTTCCGCGCTTTATGGACAGCTTTTCTACAGCCGCATCAAGACCAGCTTGAATTATCAAAGCTATGTCTTGTTTGGCTTTACTTACTGCCATTTTCAATTTCCTTTGATTTGCGTTTCTCAACCATGTCTGCAACCTTTTCGACAGTTCTGCCGCCAAAATAAAAGCTCATGATTATGATGCCCCACTGACCCAATAACTCAACGTACTGTTTATGAGTGTCCATATCAAATGCGCTCATCATAGCGAATGTGAAATAGCCCCCCAGAATGATTAAAAGCGTCATAGGGCGTATATTTTTAGATAGCCAAGAGTCTGATGCCATGTCTACAGCGTGACGCTTGGTAAGCTCGCCTTGCTCTTGCATGTCTGCTTGCATTTTAGCGAGTTCGCCAGACTGTTGTAGCTCTAGTAGCTTGAGTTTTGCAGCTTCAGCAGCGTTAGCGTCAGGAAATATCTTGTCGATTACTTTTGAAGCAACATTAAATATATCAAGAAGGGGTAACATTTTTTGCTCCATGTATTAGTAGTACATTTTTGGCAAATGCAAGAAGCTCTTCTTCCGTTGCCATGTTTTTCATTGAGTTAGCTTTCCTGCTCATTATCTGTATGTTGCCCTTAATATAACCTTTGGACGAATCAATTCTATCCACAGACAGGTTGTCCCACACTACGCCACTACCAACTACTTGCGTTAAACGAACGCCCAAGTACGGGCAAAACTCAGGCACAACCAAATCCTCTTCTTCAATATTGAATTCAAGATTTTTTCTTTTGGCTGTAGCTGCAAGCTGGTACATCCGTTTTTTTAAATAATTATTTTCGTAATAAATTTGTACCTTAGCCCGCACTTCCGTTTTGTTTTCTTTATAAAGTTCTTTTCTTTTGCCTGATTCGCAATCAAAACAAAAAGGTCTTCGTTGTTTGTTCTTGCTATCAGTCCTGACCCTAAACATTTTGCTAGGCAATTCTCTATCGCAGTCATTGCAGTCTTGATAAAAAACTCCACTATGACTATTGATAATCTTGCCGCCAATGTTCAGAATATCCAAAATAGGTATCATCGTTTGTCCTTTACAAGTTTGGTTGCTGCAATTAACAACATATCGTGTGCGTGTGCTGTGTCTGGTTTCTCTTTCCAACCAACCGTGATTTGTCCGATAAACTGGTTGATCTCAGGAGGCACAGATATACGGCAAGTGTAAGTCACGCCTTGATTGAGATACCAAAGACCAATCTCAGATTGCGCTCGTGTGTATTCACCACACGGTATTTCGCTAGACATTAGCTTTACAACGTCGTTGTTATTAGCTTGGTTTGCAGTAAACAACCCAACATCCACGCCCTCAAAGCGCTTCTCACGAGTACCGTCTTTTGAGTACGCTCGCAGGATTACACGCTTGTTGACGATTGGATTGACAGAAAATATGACTACAAAATCAGCTCGTGTCTCTTTAAAAAGCAACACAGCAGCATCATCAAACTGGTTTTCGTTGAGTTTTGGCAATTCCTGCGACTTCATGTAGACGCTTAGGAACAGACCTTGGTTTTGGTATGCAAAGTAGCCAAAAAAGCCCATCAAAGCGAGCAAAACGACCACTAAGAGCTTGAACGGGCTGTCTATGTATGTCAGTACCGACATCACATTTTCACGAGCCTCTTTCACTTGTCAGCCTTGCTATCAAGCTTCTCAAATATCTGCTTGAGAATAGACTTTATTTCTGCAATGTCAGCACGATAATCGTCTTTTTGAACATAGGTATGTGGCAAATCATTCACTTTGTCTTCGAGCTTTTGAATCTGCCTCGTCATATTGTTAAAGACGTACACAGCTAAAAAAGCTGCAACGCTCACAATTATGTTGAAGATTTGCTGATTATCCACGCTGCTACTACCCACGGAATCAAGGTTGTCATCACAATCAATACTACCGGAAGCAAGACAATTGCCCCAAATAGTATTGATGCTTCTTTTAGATACTTCAAGCGTTGTAAGTGCCTGACGAAGTGAAGGTATGGATAGTATAGCCGCCAGACGATGTAACAGTACCGCCTGTTCCTCGCTGTGAACCAAGATAGCTAATGATTACGATGCCTGATCCGCCTGCGCCACCTAAACTACCAAGAGCTTGATGTCCGCCGCCACCGCCACCGCCTGTGTTTGCATTTCCTGCTGTGCCTACGCCTGTAATACTTCCTGCACCACCGCCACCTGCACCGCCAGTTCCAGCCGATCCACTACTTGCGCCGCCGCCACCGCCGCCAGCGTATGTTGTGGATGCTCCACTAATACTATTTGATAAACCAGCTCCACCATTACCATCTACAGAACCAGAAGACCCAACGGCAGATGCGCCACCACCACCACCGCCTTTAAATGGCGAGCCAGTTATTCCTGAACCGCCCGCATTTCCTTGGCCAGATGTTCCTGAACCACCCGAAAAAGTGCCCACCGTGCTTCCTGAGCCACCCCCACCAGAACCACCAGACAATCCCGCCGCATTTAAACCACCACCGCCGCCGCCAGTTGCTGTAACGGCAATTACAGAAATAACAGAATTCGATCCGTTAGAACTAGATGCGCCACCGCCGCCAACAGTTATTGTGTACGCAATGCCAGAAGATAAAGTGATGCTTGATGCTAATAAACCACCTGCCCCACCGCCACCGCCATTGCTTATCCCAGCAGTTCCTGCTCCACCGCCGCCACCACCCGCTACAACAAGGTAATTAACCGTGTAGCCAGCAGGTTGCGAGAATTGCAGCCAAGATGAAGTTGTAGCGTCATACCACTCAGGATTATTAGTCGTAGAGTTCATGCGAACCATACCTGTAGCAGGCACAACAGGTCTTTGAGCTGTCGTACCAACAGGTAATTTTAAAAAATCGGTTCCTTGGATATCGAGGGACATGACTAAATACTCCTATGAACACCGTGGTTCGCAAAATTGTTGTGAAGCATATCTCTGGCAAGCTCAATAAATTCAACCGCCAATTCTTTTGTTTCAAAGTAGCCAAGATGCTTGACAACTTTATTAAATGCAATCTGCGCTCGCCATTTGCCTGTGCGCTTATACATTGTCACGCCTTTGTGACCTGAAACATTGTTTGATGCCAAAGGCACATTACATTGATTCTCAGATGATGTTGCCGCTCTGAGATTTTCAATTTTGTTGTCAGACTTTACGCCATTTATATGGTCAACAGCTTCAGGGCAATAACCGTGAACCATGTAATACGCAATTCGATGCTCTAAGTACTTAACGCCCTTGATGGAAATACTCATATACCCATTTACATACGGAGAACCTGATCGCTTTCCTGCCACAGCATGACTACTGCGAAAGACTTTGTTATACAAAAGTCCGTCTTTGAACTCTAAAACAGAGCGCAAGTAATCAAGCGGTGGCAATGGCTTTGGCATATTAAGCTGCAACAATTTCTTTCCACGATGTCGTGGCTTCATTCCACTCATACGATTTACCGTCAGCAGGCATCGCTACTGGAGCTTCCCATAACGCTGTGTGTGGGCTTAGTACCCATGATGCGTATGGTTGAGGAGCGTAGAAAATGTCTGCTACGGGGTCGTAGGTGTAGCCAATTCCGGGATAATTCCCACGCAGAGCTTTTGACTGATCTGCCGATGGCTGACCGTCTTGACCGTAGTGAACTTTGCCACGGGTGTTGTAACTGCAACGAAGCCATTGACCGGGCGAATTATCAACAAATGTGTCAAAAAATTCTTGTTCAGCAACAATGACTGACACCACTTTTGAATCTACTACTTTACAAAAATGACCCATGATGGTCTCCTTATGCCAATGTCACGCCAAGCCATGCAGAACCGTTCCACACTTCTAGGCGAGTTAATGTAGTATTCCACCCCAATTGCCCGTTTACAGGGCTAGATGGTCTACCTGCCGTTGTCCATGATGGTGGGCCAAATCCACCGCTACCCGAAACTATTGCTGTCATGTTCTTTCCTTATGCCGTAAATGTGCCTGATGTGGTGAAAGTGTGCACGGTGTATGTGATTCCGCCAGACGAATAGCTGGTAACTGTGCCGCCCGTTGCTCGCTGTGAACCGGGATAAGCGATAATCACAATACCCGAACCACCTCCGCTACTATTACCACCACCGCCGCCCGTATTTGCAGTGCCGGGCGTAGACGAAAGCCCAGTGTTACCGCCTGCTTGATCGCCTTGACCACCACCGCCGTTACCACCAAGACCACCATAAGGTGATCTATTTGCGCCAGCACCTGCGGTTGGTGAACCGCCTCCACCACCTGCATAGAAAGTAGATGTGCCAGTAATTGATGAGGCAAGACCTACACCGCCGTTTGGTTGCGAACCGCCGCCAGCACCAGCACCTCCAGCACCGCCGCCACCACCCGGCTGTCGATTGGGGTCAGATTCTTCACCATTGTTTCTGCCATTACCGCCAGCATTTCCTTGTCCAGAAGTGCCAGCGCCACCGTAAGTGGCTACGTCAGTACTTTGACCAGCGCCACCACCAGAACCACCACTTGAACCGTTGCTACCAATGTCGGCGCTTCGACCACCACCAATTAGCGTTAAACCAAGCGCTGTTGTATTGCTGCCGCTTACAGATGCAGCGCCACCCGCACCAATCGTAATTGTGTAAGCCGTGCCTGCGCTTACGGCGGTGTAATTTGTTAGCAAACCACCTGCACCGCCGCCACCACCACGATATCCACCGCCACCACCTCCGCCAGCTACGGCAAGGTAGTTGACTGTGTATGCTGAACCAGCAACAGCACCCCATGAAGTACCGTTATAGATTTCTGTATAGCCAAGCGTGGTGTTATATCGCAATTGACCAGCAACAGGAATTGCAGGGCGTTGTGCAGTCGTACCAACAGGTAACTGAGCCGCACCTGTAGCCGAATCAGCATTAATCAGCACACCAGCAGCCGCAGGTACAGTGATTGTAAAGTTCGATGCAGTATTAGCAGCATCTAGTGTGACACTTCCGCCTAATGGCGCGTTTAATCGAATTGAGCCTGCCATGTCTTAGCCCCAAGAAGTACCGTTGTATGTTTCAACCAAGCCAGTGGTCGTATTAAACCGCATCATCCCAGTAGCTGGTGATGCAGGTCTTTGCGCTGTCGTGCCTGTGGGCAAAAACAGTCCACCTGTAGACGAATCAGCGTAGGACAACACGCCGTTTGCAGCCTGCACATTGACAGACACGTTTGACGCTGTATCAACAGGGTTGACTTCAACCGTACCTAGCGCAAATGCTTTGAGTCGTAAGCCCATTATATGATTGCCCAGACAGAGTTTGCAGGAATCGTAACTGTCGCACCTGATGCGATAGTGATTGGCCCCGTAGACATAGCATTAGACAGCGAAGGAATCGAATAGCTTGTTGTCACCGTTTGACCGTTCTCGATGAATATTTTGTCACCACCAGCGCCAGTCGCACCACCGCCAAAACCGACTGAAATAAGCTGGAATTCAGTACCGTCATATATTACAACGACCACGTTGCCTGCGGTTAAATCTCCTGCTTGTAGAGCATCAATTCCGTTACGCATAACGGCTTTTGCGCCCAAACCGTCAATATTTAGCGTCACAGCACCAGTATTCGTGTTTGCCACGACAAAGCTAAACATCGCACCCGTGACGTAAGCAGCAAGAGAGGGCACAAGCGAGCCTAGAAGCACGTCTGTACCCGATACCGTCATAAAGTTAAGCGTATTGCCTTGAAGCTGCCCTAAGCGTACTGCGTCTGTCGCTGCAACCGCTGCTGCAAGGTCAGTAATCCGAAATCCACCCATCGGGATATTAGCTGTCGGGGTGCTTTGACCGTCTTTCGTAATAGCGTTAGTCAGACCGTTAGCTAGGTCATTGGTCAGCGCATTAAACGCTGTCGAACTGATGACAGTACCAGCAACAACAGGCTGTCCTGCTGTGTTGATTAGGAATACTCCATTTCCGTTGTAGCTCACTTGCATACTCCATGAGTAAGACATATACTGCTTGAAAACAGGAGATGTCGATGACGTATAAAATTAAAAATTCTGCTCAATGCACGATTTGCGGAAAAACAGCAATAGCTCGTCACTTGTGCAGAAATCACTACAACAAAGCTAGAAAAGACAATAGTTTGAATTTTTATAAGACTGTAACTATTGAAGAATCTTTTTACGCACGAATTGAAAAAACCGATTCTTGTTGGTTGTGGACTGGTAGTAAAAATTCTTATGGATACGGGATTATTATTTGCAACAAAAAACAAGTTAGGACGCACAGATTTTCTTATGAACATTTTGTTGGGGAAATACCTCAAGACAAAATTATCATGCACTTGTGTGATAACCCGCCTTGTGTAAACCCAGATCATTTGAGAATCGGCACAAAAGCCGAAAATAACGCTGATACATCTATTAAACGCAGACATAATTACGGATTGAATCATTGGAACGGCAGACTTTCTGAGCAAGATATTGCCGACATTCGGCAAAGCACCGAACGGCAATGTGTTCTTGCAAAAAAGTATGGGGTCGATCAATCTCATATAAGTCGTTTAAAAAACCTTCAAAAAGGATACAAAAGGTAACTCATTTTAATTACCTCTGTTCTTCAGTCTGTTGTTGACCTAGTTTAGTTGCAAGCATACGCAATGTGTAGGGGTCTAACGCAGCGCCGCCACGTCTTTTTAACGTATCTAGCATTTGCGCTGTCAATTCGCTTGTTTTGCCGCCTGCGCTTGTTTGTTTTAGTGCTTCAGCAAGTCGTTGCGGTGCACCCGCAGCTTTGCCTGCGTAGTATGCAGTTTCGCCAACAACACGAGGCATAGTCAATGGCAAACTTGCAAGGTAAGCGGGGTTCGTGACCGCAGAACCTGCCGCTGTAATAGCAGAGCCAATACCTTGCAGACTTCTTGGCGTCCATGAGCTTAGTGCTTGACCTGCCAATTGTGGCATTAGTGTCTCAGCACCTGCGCCTTCTAGCATTTGAGCTTGTTCTAGCCTGCGACCATAATTAGTATTGGCGTTGTTCCGCATGATTGATTGCAGTTTTCTGACTGATGTATCAATGTTTGCTTTTTTGCCTAACGATAGCGAGCTTTCAATGTCTTTTAACGTGTTGCTTGCAAGCTCGTAATCTTTCATTACTTTTGCATAGCCCGGCGCTTGAGAATTGATCTCATTTTTAATGGCGTTATATGCTGCGTCTGCAACATTTCGTGCAGGTGTACCAAATGGCGCATTGTCACGAATGTCACCAATACGCATTTTTAGCCGATCCAAACCTTCTGGGGTATGAAACTCAGCCGGATCAAGGCGCTTCCAGTTTTGAACAACCTGATTGATTTCTTGCCAAGTCTCAACCGTACTAGGCTGAATGACTTGACCTTTGTACATACCAACTTCTTGCTTGTTAGCTAATATGTCATCAATTTTGTCAAAACTGAGAATACTTTTGTCGTTTTTAATGTCAACCATGCCAGACCGATAAGCGTTAGCTCTTTGATCTCGCATTTCAGCAACAGCAGATTTAGCAGTATTTACTACGTTCTCAACAGGCGCATTGGTTCTTAATTGCTCAAGAAACGCCGTTGCATTATCGCCGCCTACAAATCCTGATTTAGCTGCTTCACGGACTGCACCGCCACCTGCTCCAGTTGTAAACCCTGCGCCTTCAGACGCAAGCAATCCTGCTAATTGAGCGGGTTTTGTAACCGCTTTAGTAACCACATTAAATGGGTCAATTGTGCGACCAACTTGTGCTGTCATTCGCCCTGCCTGAGCAAGACCGGGCACTTTTGCAGCCACAGAGCCGCCGCCAGTTGCCAACAACGACAAATCGCCAATTACGCTAACTGGGTCAGTTGCTACTGCTTGCTTAAAACCTTCCAAAGTGCCGTATTTTTTAGCGTATTCACCGCCTACAGCATTTGCCATTTGAACGGCTTGGTCAATTTGACCGGGTTCTTTAGCAATGGAAGTAATAAACTTTTGCACCACTTCAGGCGTGATGTTTTTCAACCCACCTGCTGCAACCATACCAATGTTTTTAACTGTTTCAACAGGATTCGTAACGGCTTCGTATAGCTCTTTGCCATACTTAACAGCGCTTGACGGAAAATTGGTAATTGCTTCGCCTGCAACCTGCATCCCTGTCATTTTTGGCTTTACGCCAGCAATTTGCATCAATTGCTCGTCGCTTAGACTTGAATAATCAGGCGCTTTCGGCGTTTGTTGACGTGCAATCACCATCAATTGTTCATCAGACATTTGCGAAAAGTCAGGCTGTCGTGACATTGCAGGCGGGTTTGCATCAGAAGTAGGCGGTGCAGAAGCCAATGTTTGCCTTGGATTGTTTAATTGTTGCATAACAAACTCATTTGATTGACGAGGTTGTGGGTAATTAGCTGATGGCAAACTTGCCCAGATTGGGCCTGACTTCTTTACCGCAGATTCCCAATTGCCTTGCAACACATCAGGAAGAATCCCACGTTCTTGCAACAAGTTCACAGCAGCCAAATCTTGACTACGCTCACCAAAATCAGGCAATCCTAGCTTCTTTGCTTGTTCATCCCAAGTGTTTGACAAGAACTGATAGCGCCCTGCTGCCGTTGTTTTATTAGGTCTGCCAGTAGTCTCAGTAAAGTCAAACAAAATACGAGGATGGTCTGTCAACGAGTCCATTTTGCCGCCACCAAACAACGTGTTATAGCCGTGTTTAGTAGTGCCTTCTGCCGCAGAAATCATGTCCAAAAAGTTACGGACATTAGGATTATCTAATACAGGCAAAAGGTTTGCTACAGCAGGATTAACTTGTTGAACGCCATCCATCAGAATTTCCGTCCTCTTTGTCTGAGAATTTCCATTGCTTGCTCAGGTGTTGGCATCATTTGAGTTGGTGCGTTTTGACCTTGAGCTTGACTTGGATTTGCGTATTTTTCGTTTAGATTTCTAATTGTGACAATTGCAGCTTTGCGGGTATCCGCAGGAATATTTGGGTTAGCAATGTCACCAGCCGCTTGACGATACATCTCAACGTCGATGTTAGATTGTGGGCCTTCCATACGAGGCATTTTAGAAATCAATTGACCAGCAATTGCTTTAAGTTGTGCATCGGATTGAGAAGCTTTTGTACTAATGCCCGGCACTTCCAAAGCGCCTGTAACAATATTTTGCAATCGACCAGAAGAAGCTGTGCCGAGAAATTTATTAGCTTCATCTGTAAGCGTTAAAATGTCTCTTGCGTTTTCAGTTTTAACATCTGGTTTAGCAAGCAATGGAGCGCCACCAGTTGCTGCGTTAGCAATTTGCTCAACAGTTCTAAACTCAGGCACTTGATTTGGGCCAGTCGCTGTTTGTTCAAGTTTGTAACCTGCTTGACCCGCTGCTTTTGCCCTTTCTTCTAACCCAAGGTTTTGTGCAGAAATTTGTGCAGCATTAGGAACAGCAAATGCACTTGCTGCACCTTGCGGACTAAATTGAAGTTGAATATTCTCACTAACTTTTGGAATATTTAACATACCGTTAGGGCCACGCAGCGTTGAACCCGGTGGCAACACTTGAGAAATATCTTTTTCAAGCGCTTGACCCATATATTGTTGCCCTTGTTGGCTATTCGGGTTGATTCCGCTTTCACGCAACAATTTAGCTGTTTGAGTTGGCGAAGTATTTGCTGCCAATGCTTTTACTAACGCATCAGGCGAAATCATCATTGAAAACGCTGCTTGCTGTGGTGTCATGCCGGGCGGCACTAAGCTGCTTAATTGACCACCACCCGCACCACCCGCACCGCCTGCACCACCTGCACCACCTGTTGGCGCAAACATATTCTGAATTTGTTGCAATTGCGCTTGTCCTGCCGCCGCCTGTTGCTCAGGAATTTTGTCTGCAACGCTGCGACCAACATAGGCTTTTAGCAATTGAGCAATACCCTGAACAGGACTTGCTGGCACATAATGCCCCGATACCATCTGACCTTGCGGCTGATCCATCAACGCTTGCTGCATCATAATATCGGCATAGCGCTGATTTTGTGCAAGTTGGTATTGAGATTGCGCCGATTCAGGCCCTAATAACGCAGCCATCATGGGGTTTTGTACATTCGTGACCATATTAAATTATTCCGTTATGGTTTCAAAAAGCCAAATGTTCCTGCTGGAGCCATTAGACCTGCCGCACCCAAGCCAAACAAACCTGACATTAATTGCGAGTTTGCAGCGTTTTGTGCGTTTGCTTGACCTAGCTGACCTTGATACTGTGCTTGCGCTGCGTTAAATGTTGGTGAGGCTGCTACGTTAACAGGCTGATAACCTGAGAACTGTGGCAATTGAATCTGTGAGCCACCCATAATTGCAGCAAGCTCTTGCAACGGTTGACTACGCAATGCCAAGTCTTGTGCAAGCTGTTGTTGCTGTGCAGTGTTTTGAAACTGAGCTTTGCCAAGCGCTTGGTTATACCCAAGACTTTGACCTGTAATGCCTTGACCAAAGTTTTGACCCATTGCTGAGTTATACAACCCTGCACCTGCTAGTTGCGCTTGGTTTGCAAAGTTTCCAAGCCCTAGCAATTCGTTGACAGTTTGATTGCGAGCTGCCATATCAAGGTTAATGCCTTGCAACGCAGTTTGGTTGTACAAGTCGTTTTTGCTCATCTCACGATTGCGAAACGCTTTGTCGTATGCCTCTGTTCCGGGCGTTAAACCTTGGTTCGCCAATTGCTGTCTAAACGAAACATCGCCAGCTTGCAACGTAGGATTTAAACGCTGAAGAATTAGCTCTTGCGCTGTTGTTCCTGCATTGATTGGCATTGCTGCTGCGCCGCTAGTATCAATTGAGTACTGTAGCGGAACTTCTGTTTTTGCCATGTAATCAGCGGCTTTTGGCACTTCTCCGTACCCACCAAAATCTTTTTTAATTTCAGTTGATGTTGGCACAAATGGCGTTGATAACGTAGCTTGCACATTATCCATAGCTGTGCCGCCAAGCTCTGCTAATCGACGCTGCACACGTTGTTGCGCTTCTAAAGTTGTTTGCGCTTCTGGGGTTAGTTGTTGCGTAACCGTTGGAATGCTTGGGCCTAAATACGCATTACGGTCAGGCGCAGCACCTGCGTCTTTGAGCGCTTTTTGATACGCAGCATCATCAAAGTATGTGTATTCAGTGCCACCATCACCACCGCCGCCGCCAGTTTGATAAAAAGCGTTGCGGTTGATGTTCTTTGTCTTTTGCTGATAATTCGCTAAATCAGCGTTGTAGCGAGCTTCGTCAAAAGTTGGGTTGCTGTAAGTAATTGTCTGCGTACCAAACGGAGTAATCATGTTTGGGTTGCTCAAGCGTGAAGTAGTCTCAGCCGCTTTTAAGTTTTCCTGCCCTTGCTGTTTTGCAAGTCCCATGTAATCTGGAACTGGTGGCGTTGAAACTGACTTACCCATAACGAACCCCTAAAAATCGACAATTCTCTCTTGTCATTGTCAAAAATATAATGTCACCGTCTTGCGAACCGTCAACGATTCTAGCTTCTTCGGTAAAACCCATATTTGTTACTAATTTTATACTTTTAACGTGATTAGATACCACCGGAACGATAATTTTCTTTACATTGCAAGCATTAAACGGATAGTCAAAAATCGCTTTTAAATACGCTTTTGTCATTCTGCCTTCAATCGCAATGTGACAGAAAATTGATGCTCGATTCCAATTTTCGTAAATCACGCCTGCAACGATTACGCCATCTTTCTCAAGCCCGATAGCGCTACTCGTCTCAGAATAAAACTCACCTGCAATTCGATCCGCAACCCAAGCGCCGATTTCAGCGCCTTGGACTATATTCCAGCCCATCCGGTTTGGTACACAATGTCGGTTGATGCCCACAAGATAGTTACACCCTGTGAAGCTGACTTAAATTGAGTAGACCCACAGTAGCCAATGCCTGTGATGCCTTGCCAGTTGTTGCTGATAATGTTTTCTGTGCCCCAATATGAGCTATCCCACAGCGCTGTGTCCCACAACCCAAAGTTGCTAGGCGAAAACGCTAGTGATGCAGTCGTGTCTTGCAGGTCAAAATCGACGTTCATGCCGACAAAGACTGAGGGAGCGCCATTTGTGAACAAACTAGGTCTTGCTCGTGTGAAATACTTTTTAACGCCACGAGATTCAAAGTAATTGAACGCTTGGAATGCGTTGCTATTGATGTTTGCACCGTCATCAGCATAGGTTTCGTCCCATGCGTGTGCAACGTAGCCATCAGCACCAAAATACGGCTCGTTTTCAAAGATTTCCCAGCAATTTGCTGCCCAACCAGTGAAATTGCACCACGCTTTCGTGATGTTATTCATCACATATTGCTGTTGCTGACCTAGCAAAATCGGCACATTGACACTTAAAGCGTTATGTTTTGGGTCAAATATCATTTGCCAACCAAACGTATCGCCATAGGCTTGCGTAGCCGCTGCAAAAGCGCCTTGAATCTTGTCAGACAACGCAATACGAGGGTCTAAGCGTGAAGACTGTAAGCTAGCTGCAAGCGGATAAACACCGTTATACGTCAAAATGACAATATCGCCGCCATACTTAATCATGCAACGCTTGCCAACAGGCTTACCAACACGCCAAACGCCCACTAGTGCCCATTTCGTTGCATCGCTAGGGTCTGTGCCACTGTAGACAATTACTTCGCCGTTAGACGTGATAAACACGAGGTTATCGTCTACGCCATAGCCTGCGTCAATCGTCCATGTGCCTACGTTTACAAGGTAGCCACCCAATTGAGCGACTGCGCTCATGTCAATGTATGCAGCAGCGCCCTGAATCGACAAAGTTGGCAAATACCACGCTTTTAACGTGTTGTTTTCAGTAAACCAAACCTGATTCTTAAATGTCGTGATGTTGCTTAAGTCTTGTTGGTTTACGCCTGTGATTGTTGGTGTAATCCATGTCGAACCGTCATAAATAATCGGGTCATCAACGCCGTTTACAGCGTACAAATAGCCGCCAGCAGGAGTCGTGACGTTGACGTATTCCCACTTAGCATTGGACAGTCCAAACAAATCTGGCGCACCGACAGGCCCTGACGCAGTAACGTCATACACCTCATCAGCAACGCAAGCAAATAGCTTGTTTGTAGCGCCTGATGAGTATCCCATCAAAGTTTGCACTTGACCGCCTAAACCTGTGGCGTGTTTCGTGTAGCCCGGTCTCAGCACCACGTTATTCACAGACGGGAACAAGTTGGTCAACTGGACAGCATCAAGCACGTCCATGTTTGCAATCGAGTCACGCACGTTCCAACCACCGATAGGCGCAGGAAGTGACGCTACTTTTGCAGCATTGTGTTGAACTAACTGATTGATGCCTCTGCGTGTAGCCATGTTATACTTTCCCTTCATTTAACATTAGGGGATTATTATGGAACAATGGCTTGATGTTGTTGGTTTTGAGGGCTTGTACCAAGTGTCTAATTTTGGCAACGTTAAAAACGCAAAAACTAATCATGTAAAAAAATTGCATTTGAATAAACGACTTAATAGACCGCAAATTTGCCTTTCTAAATTTGACAAAACAACTACTTATTATCCGCATAAATTGGTCATGGAAGCGTTTGTTGGAAAACGTCCTGAAGGAATGGAGTGTTGTCATGCTGATGGCAATCCTTGGAATAATGCTCTTAGCAACCTTAGATGGGACACTAGAAACAATAATAGCCAAGACAAATTTAAACACGGAACGCAAAAGATGGGTGAAAAACATCCAATGTCGAAATTGACGGTTGAAAAAGTTATTGCAATTCGACAAGATGATCGTGTTCATAGAATTATTGCAATTGATTATGGCGTTAGCCAATCCGTTATTTCTGAAATTAAATCAAAAAAATCTTGGGCACACGTTAGTTAGCTGGCCCATAACCTTGATCGGGTATGTTATCATATCCAATCAGCACTGTGCCCGGTCTTGGCGCAAACGACAGGTTCGCAGCGCTCATGTCCTGAGCCAATATTGTCTCTAGCTCTGTCATGTAGTTGCGGAACATCGCTGTCGTATCGAAGCCTTTTGCCTCAAAATACTTCAGTTTTGTAGACAACACCATCAGGCGATCAGGATAGATACAGGTATCAGAATCCGCTGTAAACGAGTTCTTTGGCGTACCGTCTGCTGCCTCTGCCCATGCTTGCGAGCGGTACTCGTAGCCTAGTAGCTCATTGGTTGAGACGCCGGGCCAAATCTGAAACGTGTTACCCAACAAGCGCCACCGAATGCGAGGGCCAGTCGAGATATACCCCGAAAGCAGCCATTCCCATTGCTGTGCGTCCGTTGGGCCTAACATCTCCCAATGCTTTGACTTATCCCAATGAGTGCGAGGGATTGTCGAATCGTAGTCAGCAGGAAGCGGATACTTTACTTTCATAAAGCACAAGTCAGTGCCGACAAAGTTGCCTGTTGACAATTGATTGACTGTTACTTGCGTAGCTGAATCTACGCTTACGATGTATGTAGCGTTCCCAAGCCCGTTGCCTGTGACCTGATAAGTTGTATCAAGCCCAGCGGTGCTTGGGATGTTCGTGATTGTGTAAGTATTGAGAGCAACGTCACCAGTTGTATTGGTGTATGTCGTTGTAAACAAATGCTGCTTTGAAAGCCTGCGCCAATCGCCTTTCTTTAGTAGCTCGTAGCCTGATGCGTTCATCAAGGCTAGGATTTGGATAACGTCCTGATTGGTGTTACCAGCTACTGACGCAGGAGTCGAGACACCTAGCTCGTTGGTCACTTGCGTGACTAATTGCAGCATTGTGGACATTTATTCCTCTTTCTTTGGTCTACCAACTTCTTTTTTAGCCATCAACGCTGCAAGCTGCTCTTTGAGTTCTGCTAGTTCTTTTTTGGTGTTTTCAATATCAGATTGACCGTCTGATCTTGTTTTATTCAACAAAAAGTTTCTAGCTTTCTCACGCAAACCTGCTGCGCCCATTCCTACTTTCTGAAGTTGCATATCTGAGGCGGTAGCGACTTGCTCAACAGTCTGAAACTTCACAATATTTAATTCTTCTAGCTGCATCTGATTAATATCTTCAGGGCGAGCTGCGTACCAATCTTTTAACGGTGTGCCAATCAGGTGTGCATCGTTGTTTTGCATCTGATAGTGTAGCCATTGGCGAGGGAATCGCTGCTTATGACTTTCACGCACAGGTTGCTCAACTACGTTCGTCTTATCGCCCGGCACAACTATTCTAACAAAAGGCTTGCCTTGCCACGGCTTTTTTACGTCCGTTGAAGGGTGTTCAAACGTATAAAACTCGACAAACAACTGCGAGTCTGCATTACGAATATCGCTATCTAGTCCCAAAATCCTCTCCCGTTAGATTTAAAAAGGGGGGAAGGTTGCCCAACCCCCCCATACTACATTACACCGATGCTTTGCTGAACCAAGCGTAATCGCCTGATGCCAGAGCAACTGCTGGGCTGGTGTACGAACCACCAGAAGCAGTAGCTACAAAGGTTGAAGCATCAACTGAGCAATCTGCATCAGATGCAGCAATTGTTGCTCCAGCTTTAGCTAGAACGTACAAACGACCATCCGAACCAAACACTTGCAGACCGAGAGGGCCTTCAGTTGGGATTGCAACCCCAGCCGAGTTAGTGTTGGTAGGAACAGTAGTCGTGAGCGTCGTACCGATGACGTGCGAGACTGAATAAGCCATGATAGTTTCCTCTTAATTAAGCGATCAAAACGCCGCAGAACTGTGGGCCAGACGATGTGAGGTTCCCGGCCCAGCCGATGAGCTTCACGATAGCGTCTTGGTTAACAGCTTGGCGCTCGCCGCCGATTGGCACGAAGTTGCGATCAACGTGTGGACGGAACATCAAGTACTTGGTGTTCAAGAACCACATATGGTTGGCAGTTGCATCGTTACCGATACCACCGTCAAGCACAACGTCAGAAGCCATACCAGCACCGTAATACTTCAGGCTTGCAAAACCAGCACCGACGTTGCTGTTGCCACCGTCAGTAATACGCTGAATTGATTGCAGCGACTGGAGGTACAGGCTGTAGTAGTTGTTGTCGCAAACGATCAAGTCAGGCTTGTCTGTTCCACGAATCAACTGAACTGCAACGCTGTCCATGTACTTCTGAATGTTCGACGAAGAAACTGCTGCGCCGCCATCAGTTGTGCCAGAGTAAGCAACCGAACGCCAAAACGACCAAGTAGCACGGTTGATGCCACCGTAAGTACCAGACGAAGGAGCATCAGGAACGGCTGCTGCCAGACCAGTGATGTTCTTGCCGCTGTTACCAGTACCGTCAAGATAGATATCCTGCGAGATACGGTTAGCCAACTGTGCTTCAGCAACTTGCATACGACCATCGAGCAAGTCGATGATTGCTTCTTTACCGCTGTTTTGGATCATTTCCAAACCAGAGATAGAGACAGCAGCAGCGTACTGAGTAATCGAGAACTGAGCAGCCGAAATTGGGCTGTTCTGCGACACGTTCAGCACTTCGTAGCCAGAGTACGAGTTGGTGTTGTCAGTTGCGCTGTCGGTGTACATAATTTCTTGCAAAATTACGTTACCGCCAGAAAAAGTCTTCACGTTGCCACGTTCTTTGAGGCGGCGCAGTAAAGCGTTGTTGTTTGTTACGTTGTCAGCAAGCTCACCGGTGCGGCTTTGAATGTTAGTCGCAATGATGTCGCTGATCGAGCTATTGGCAAATGCCATAATAATCTCCGATTAGGTTATCAAAAGCGTTCGTTAAGGCTGTCTATTTGTTCAGCCAATAAAGAACGTCTATCTTGCGCTTTGGTAGCCGTGTTCACTCCGGGTGTAGAGCTTCTTACGCTGACCGCTGCCGCCCGAGCAGCTTTCGCTGCTTTGTTAGCCGATTCTCGTTTAGCCGCTTCAGCTTTGGCTTGTAGGCTTTGCTGTAGCTTGCCAGACAGAGCTTCGTCTAGGCGTAATGCTTTGTTGTATGCGTCATCTAAGTTCTGCGCCATTCCTGAGTTCAGGAGCTGGATCATTGTTGGACGGGCATCCTCAAAAAACTCAGCTTTTTCTGCAAACGTATTAATTTCGCCTAAAAGAGCTTGGTTTTGTGCTGCTTCTTGCTGCTGTTTCCATGTCATTACTTCATTTTTAACGCTATAAAGCTCGTTTTGAAGCATTGACACAGTGGGATCAACAGGTTGTTGTTGCAACGTGCCGATTTCCCCTAAATTTACACCATATTGCTGAGAAAGAGTAGCAAACATTTGCGCTTTCTGTTGCGGTGTTCCGTGACGCAGAACGTTATCTGCATCCATAAGCGCTTTAATTGCTTGCGGTGGTTCAATCCCTAGCGTTCGCAGGTTGTTTTGATACGGTTCAATTGCTTGTTGAATCTGGTCAGCAAATTGAGCCTTAGAAAGCAAGGGTTCGACCCCTTTCTTCATTTCTTCTTCACGTTGCCATGCGTATTCTTTGAGCTTTGGGTCAGCAGTTTGCCAGACTTCGTGATAATCCTTCTTCCACGATGCAGGTGGACGCTCCCAAATTGGTGGTTCTGGCGCAGGTTCAGCAGGCGCAGCAGGTGCAATGTCCACTACAGGTTGTGCGTCTTCAGCAGCCTCAAATTGCTGCATCAATAGTTCTTTTCGGTCTAACTGTTCGTCGCTCATAGATACTCCCTCAAGTAAATTTTCTGCGTATTTGGGTCAAAATCTGTTGTGCTTCTTTGTGCGTCATGTTGCCAAGCTGTTGGCGCAGCACTTCCCGTCTGCTTTCACGGTTCGGAGGCGTATATTTGGTTTCCATCTTCTCGTTGCCCACCTCAATGCAGCCATGTGCTTGCAGGTGTTCACGGTGTCTTGAGCGGCTTGTAATCATTGAGCCATCAATCATTGATTTATACGGCTGAATGTCAGGCATCACGAAAGGGCCGTACAACTTGTCCAAGTGTTCGTCTGAGCCTTTCTCGACCAACTTGCCATCAACGTAAACGTAAGTCTTTCTCATAGCAGAGCGAGAACCTCCTCATCGTCCATCTCAATGTAAGCGTCATAGATTTGCTGAACTCTTGCTAAGTCAGCCATCAACGCATCAAAGTCAACAGTATTGATAAAATCTATCGACTTTAGTTCGCTTATTGTAGCTTCCTTAATGAAGGGTGCGGCTATTTCTTCAGCGACTAGGGGTTTACCCTCGACCAAATGCTCAAATAGCGCAACGACTTCATCCCTGCGTTTCTTAGCTTTTGCTGCTTCTTTTTCTCGTTGCTCTTTGCGCTTCTTATCGCCATCGTGCATATCAATTTCGATGACTGGCACAACCCCACCGACTGTGCCTGTAAATGCGCCTGTGTCGTTTTGATCTGTGGCGCTTAGTACGCCAGTAACGACCAATACCTGAAAAGCATCAGGCTGAAACGCATTTGTCTGAAAAGCTGCTGTCATACGATAGTCCAGACGCTACCTGATGGGACTGTGACGGTGACACCTGACGCTACGGTGATTGGCCCTGCACTCACAGCGTTGTTATTCGTGCCGATTGTGTAGTTTGCAGAGATTGTGTTGGCGTTCTCAAACAAGCCTTGCGCTGTGATGTTGCTGCTTACAGGGGTTGACCATGTTGGTGCTGCGCCCGAACCAGCCGAAGTCAACACCTGACCGCTTGTACCGTACGACGGTGAACCTGCTGCGCCAACGCCAAGGTTGTTGTTAATAATTACGCCGCCAGCTAAATAGTTTGCAGCCGTACCCGCAGCGTAGAAGTTCCAGCGGTTAGAACCTGAAGCTATGTTGCCCCAAAAACCGTAATTGTTGGTTGCGCCTGTAATTGTTGATTCAGCCGCAAATCCAATTTGCGTAGTAACTGTTGAATCAGCATTGAATGTGCTTTGACCAGCAGAGTAATGGCGTAATGCACCAACAGTATAAGGAACAGCGCCGTTTGCTGCGGTTGCCGCAAATGTCTGGTTATAAATTGCAGACGATGTAACGGAAGGCTGTACTGTGCTACCCCAATATGCGCCATAGGCAGTTGTGCCGCCAGTAATAGTTGTGCCTAGCCGCAATGCCACCGTTGTTAAAGCGGTTGAGCCAATTCCCACAGCGCCACGGTTATCAATCCGCATACGCTCAGAGCCGCCAGTCAAAATGGCAAAAGTATTTGCTGCTGGCGAGCGTAAATTTACATAAGCTGTACTTGCTCCGGTATCGGTAAATTGAATATCACCAATATTATCTGCTGTGCGACCACGAACTCTAAATGCTATTGCGTCAGATTGAGCCTGAGCATCAACAGGGACATTAGGTGCAAGCACCCCAAAGCCAGCCTGCCCACTTGCATTCACAACAAACGGCGTAGCATCAGGATTAGCACTATCCTCAACCAACAAAGCGTTACCTGCGCCTGTTTGTGTGATGCGCAGGGCTGCAGACAAACTATTAACTGCAATAACCGTAGCGCCATCATCACCAATTGTGACCGCTGAGTTTTGTATTAATTTACCTGTTGTCCCGTCGTATCGAGCTACAGCGTTATCCGTAGCAGATGCTGGGCCTACAACATCTCCACCTAATGATGGGGCAGTATTTGTAACCGTGATTGACCCTGCGCCGTTAGTAACAGAAATGCCTGTGCCTGCTGTGATTCCAGCAGATTCCCATAGTTGCGTTGAATTATTCCAAATGAGCACATTACCATTTGACGGTGTTTGTGCAGACACGTTATGGAGTTCGTCCATTTCGTATCCGTTTTGGATTTTGACTTCAATTGTGCCTTGGTTAACATGGCTACGGGTTACTACACCAACGTAAACAAGATGATTTGGAGCATATTGTTTTGTTGAAGTCCAATCGCCAGCCGTTGTTGAACTTAAATAAAGCTGCGTCCCGTCTGTATAAGCGCTTGTATTTAGATTGCCAAGCGAACCAGCAATTGTGGCATAACCGTTTTGATTATTCGGAATGTCAGCGGTAATTACGCCATAAGTTTGTGCAGATGTAGCGTCACTTGTCGCTAATGCTTTTGAAACTAGCGCCTTATTGCCTGCTGCGCCGCTAATATATACGACTGTTCCTCGTGTAAGCGTTGCGCCAGTTTCGTTTCTGACTTGACCAATTAAAGTTGATGCTGGCGAGTTGACCGATACCGTCAAATCGACCGCTGTGCCTACAGTTGATACGTCAATACTTCCGTCTGAGCTTGTAATCGTTGCTAAAGCGCCAACATCAGCAGCGTTCAGTACGACTGTGCCTGTGTAGCCGTTTACCGATGTGACAGCATCCGTGTTGTCAATCTGCTGCCAAGCTGTGCCGCTATAGACAGCCATGTCACCCACGTTCCAGTCAGTGATCCCGTCTAAGTTGGTAGAACCAGCAACGCTCACAACGTAGTAATAGCCTTTTGTGCCGACACCAGAAGCTAGGGTAGGCGTGTTGGTTGATGCGTTCCATGTGCCTTGATAGCTTAATGTGCCTTGAATTGAGGCGGGAATCTGACTAAGCGGTACTGTGCCGCCACCGTCAAGCGTAGCAACACCGTTTGCAACACCTGCGTTTAGCTCTGCTGCTGTGCCAAGACCAACGATAGTGTGGTCAGCGTTCCAGTTACTAGGACGAACTAAGCTCGTGTCCGCAGAATCAGGAACTGTGCTTACAAATGGGTGCTTTACGGTAACTGTCATGAGTTGCCTCGAATAATCGTTCCTGCTGTGATATCGACGCTTTGACCAGCAGCAATGTCAACAGTGTTTAATATTAAATCTGCGCCAGACACACCTACAGAACCGTCCATTACGACAGTCGTGCCATCAGACTTAAATATGCGAAAGAAGCTCGCAGTGCCTGATGCTGATGCGTTTGTCTGCGCTACCGCCCCTAGTGTTAGCGTCCCATCCGTGTCAGTCCCGAACACGCCTGCAATCGGCATACTTACGAGAAGTACCTGCGTAGTAATCGCTGTATTTGCATTTGCAGGTTGTGTACCGCTGTAGAGATTGAATTGCGTATTCGTTCCAGCATAAGTAATTAACCCCTCATTTTGAGCGTGTCGTGTAGCGTTTGAGTAGTAGAGCGTCATTGCACAACCTCAACACCAACAACCTTACCGTCTGCGCCACGAATGACACGTTTAGGTGCTGCTGCGGCGTTCTTCACCCCTTCAATCTGGCTAATTGTCTGCGCCTGCATCTGAAGCATATTTTGATGCAATTCGCCCATCTTGTTAAGCGCATCGTTCAAGCTACCAGCGAGCTGTTGAACCATCTGCTTAGACTGTAGCTCTTGCGCTTCAAGCAATGGCACGTCAACGCCGGGGTTCGCTGCAATCCTAGCCAAGTTGATTTTGTTTTGCGCCTCAAACTGAACTTTCCATGCTTCAAAGTCCTGTTTCTGCTTCTCAAGCGTAGCATCGCTTTGCATCTTGATTTGCTCGATTTGCATATCAGCCTCAGTTCTAGCTTGCTCACGCTGTTGCTCAAGTTGCATTTTGACCATCTCAGGATCAGGCTGTGGCGGCTGTTGCGCTGCCATTGCTTGCTTCTGCTTCATTTGCTCAAGCGCTTGATCTATCGTGCCTTCAATCGGTTCTGCTTGTTTATATGCAGACATACCAAACTTGACCATATCCACGAGCATAGGCACAAGCTCAGGTGCTTGTTGACCCATTGGCAGCGCCTGCGATAAGAATCCACCCATTGCTTGCAAAAACTCAACCCTGTCACGCTTGTTCTGGTTCTCATCAATCTGCACAAGACTGTCTGATGCGACTTCAATCCTAAAGTTACGCAACACTTTGTCTTTAATCAGCATCAGCGCTTGAGGAACGAGCTGTTTGTCAGCATCGCTCATCTGTTCCGCAGCGGCATACTGGACGATTGTTTGCGGTTGGAACTTAGAACAAATAATCTGCGCTTTAAGACGGATTAGCTCTGAGGCAAAAAGTGCCACGTCTTCTTGCATGGAGCGAAGTCGAAGACCTGCGTACTGTCCTTTGATTTGCTGTGCTGTCGCTGTTTCGCTTGCCGAAGTTTGACCACGAACAATGTCTGAAATACCCGTGATTTCATAGATTTGTCCTTTGATCTCGTCTCGTGCCCGATAACATTGAATCAATGCGCCTGCAATCTGGTCAATTGGAAGTATGTCAATTGAGCCTTTTAGACCGCCTTTCTCGCTAAAGCCCATCCACTTATCCACAGGGATCAACGTGTTGTTGTCACCTTCGGTAAGCAGACGCTGCAAAGCTGGTTGTGATGCGTCATACACGCCACGAATACGCAACGCTTTGACTAGACCGTCAATCCTGTCTGTCAAAATGTCTAGCTCTTGCGCTTGATCTTGATACAGCACAAAGTCAGCAACAGGGATAAGCGTATCGCTCGTCATTGTTGCGTACAGTGGCTTGGCGCAAGGGAAGAATTGCTCTAATTGCAGTGGGTCATCACGCTCGTCAATGATTTGACCAACGTTCTTACTTAACCAGTAGACCTTTTCCGTTTCCAAGTCCCACAATTCGCAGATTTTTGCTCGTGTGAAGTCACGGTTGTTTTGACCGTACTGTTTGTTGGTCTCTGGCCCCGCATCCAGCGGTATCTTGTTGCCCACTTCCTCGCCAAAACGCTCAATCAGCGCCTCACGAGTCATGTACACCCAGCGCCAAACTTGGGTTACTTCTTCCCATGTACGAGCAATTGAGTGCCCAAAGTCTTTCCAATGAACGTAATCAGTAGGAGCGCACTCGTACTCGATTTCCTCTTGCGGTTCGGCTTCCATGCCAGCGCTGCCATCAAGCGTACTGACATTGCCATCGTTACCTGTACCAGTTTCTTTATCTACGTCTTCAGTGATTTGATAGCCATCTTCTGGCATATCCTGCGCTACAACGTGCGGTTCGTACCGTACCCATGCGACACCACGCCCACCGAGGAATCTATCCTCAACAGCGTGACGCATTGCGCTACGAAAATCTGAATAATGCTCAATCTCGAAGTCTAACGAGCGTTCAATAAGCTGCGAAGCGACACGCCCAACTGGGTCATTGTCACCAAAGCGACGAGATACCGCAGCCTTTGGTAAACGAGCGTAAACAGCAGGAATCAGCGTCTGTACGTTAGACCACAGAATGTTGAACTTTGCTGTTTCGTTCGTGTTTTGGTTGCGGTTGTCATCACGATAGCGTTTAACTATCTTCTGTGTGCGAGCTTCCCACTTCTTGAACTCATTGTCGTATTGAGCAATGATGTTCAGATACTTCTGAACGCCTGTTAGAGCTTCCATTTAAAGCCTCTTAGCTAAATGAACCTACCGCAATAACTGTCACGCCTGCGCCTGTGGTGACTTTCCAACCAGAGGTCAAAGAAGCCATGTTCAGCTCAATATCTAGCACTCCAGTAGACGCAACTGGTGCAGGAACAACAGCAATTGCTGTGACACCATCAGTTAGCGTAACTGTTGCGGTAGCTGCTGAAGTAACTGTACAAATCAGACGATGCAAATAATCGCCTGCTGCGCCTGAGCCGCCAAGCACTTGTGCTGTCTGACTAGCTGCGACTGTTTCGTATTGGTATCCGTAACCACGTTGAATTCCGCTCATATCCTGCTACCCCTTGGAGGTTGGTAAGTTGCCCACATATCATTCAAAGTGACCGTGTTCTCTGGGCCAACTATCAACGGTTTCACAACGTCTGGTGGCTTCACTTTAGGTTCTAACCTCCAAGCGACTGCCATCATTCTAAAAGCGTCTGACGGGTGTGAAGTCCAGTCATGCCTTGGACTAGCCCTAAACGCTTTCTTATCTTCGTCGTATTCCCGCTGGTACTGTCTCAGAGCTTCAAGTCCATCCGAGCATTTAGTCTTGTCGAACCAACACATCGGAAGGCATTGCCGTACTGCTTGAATCCCATCCTGTACGCCCAAGTCAGGCACAATTGCCATGTTGTTTATACCGAGATGTTCAGCCAATTGCTCAATAACCGACTTGCCCTGCGCTGCTAGAGTTTTAGCTCTTGCATCATGCGGAAGTTGATGTTTTCCGTATTTATAGGGCTTTTTTTTGATTATTTTCGCAATTTCATCAATATTAGCACCGGAAATAGCAAAAAAGTCGATTAAATGTATTTCATTTCGCACAACTTGATACCACCAAATTGCGGTGTCATCACGGTATCCTAAGTCCCAAGCTGTATGCACTGGTAGGTGAGGGTCATACGGAACATCCGTAATGCGCCCATCGTCCTCAGCTTGTCGCAGGTCTGTGCCGTAGTAAGCGCCAAGAATCGACGCTTCAAACGAGCATTCGTATTCCTGCAAGTATTGGTCTTCAGAGATTTGCGCTCTTGCAGCATTTAGCTCAGTCTGAGGCAATAACCCTGATTCTGACGCTGTGAGCTTTAGGCAAAACCATTCGCCATCGCTTTTAGACGCTTGGTCATATATTTGCCAAAATTGATTTTTGCCCTTTGGTGTGCCAGCGAACACTGCCCAACCCTGCTTGTCGGATAAAGTAGGACGAATGACGTTACCCCAAACGCTAGGTCTAAAGTCACCGTACTCGTCCATAAACACACCTGAGAAGCCTAGTCCTCGCATAGCGTCTGCGTTGTCAGCACCAAACAAACGTATCTTTGCGCCTGTCACTAGCTCGACTGTCAATTCAGCCTCATTTGAGCTTTTAAGCACAGGTTCTGCAAAGTGTTTAAGGTAGTCCCATGCGACAGACTTAGCCTGTGAGCGATAGGGCGCTATGTACGCATAAAGCGGGTACTCGTCCTTACTCATCAGCGCAGCACGAACAATGTCGTTGATAGCTGCAACTGTTTTCCCCGCCCTTCGATGAGCTACTAAGCAAGCCCAACGCTCTGTGCGTGAGTGAAACGGTCTAAACGCTTTACGAGGGCTATACGGTAAGACTACTTCTCGTCTTGCCACTTGACCACCAGTTCGATAGGGCCATTGTCTGCGCCAACGTGTTCTTGTCTTGCGAGCTTAGGAACGTGGTACTCAGCTACAGCCATGAAACAATCAAACGCTGTTTTTGGGCCGTACTTATCGTCCATAGCAATCTGTTCTAGCCACGTTTGCAATTGGTGTGCATTACCATCAACGAACGCTGCAATCGCTTCTCTAGCCTTCGCTGTTGACTTATTAGGCGTACCTGCGACACGACCGCCTGCCTTCTTTCTAGTCTTAACTACAGTAGTTTCTGCCATATCCATACTCAATTGTCTTAGAGTTTAAGATAGGTTAATTATATGTTACTTTTTTGCGTCTTTTGCTGTTTTAGCTGCTTCTTTGAAATCTTTAGCTGTTGGCGCACCTGGGCTACCGGGCTTACGCATTGTCTCACCCGACCCTGCTTTAATGCGCTCTTGCTTTGCTAGGATGTTTGCATATAAGCCAGCTTTCATAATTCACCTATCGTCTACGCATCATTTCGTAGTCTGCATTGCTCATAGCGCCTTGACCCATGCCACGGGACATAGGCATTAGAGCGGGTTTAGCACCCATTGCGCTTTGTTGTGGGATTGCTTGACCAAACATTGATACTGGCGGCTGGGAATATTGACCTTGTTGCATTGGTTGACCAGTCATCGGTACTGATTGCATACCATAATCAGGTTGTGCTGCCATTGCACGTTGAGCCATTTCCATGTCTGAACCTGACATACCACCCTGCATTGATTGCAGGAATTTCTGCATCTGTTGCTGTTGCAGCATTTGAGCTAGTTTTTGTGCTTCTGGGTTTTGTACGAGGTCATCCATAGCCGTTCCTATTTGAGAAAGCGTAATTTGTACAGCGTTGAGTCAATCAATTGAGCAATTTCGTCAATAATATTCTGTAATGGCGTGTCTTTTGGTAGCTCTTTGCGGATTTCTTCAACAAAATCACACAGGCTTTTTAGGTATTTCTGTGGCGTTTTAGCCAAATGAAAGTCATCCGGATAGGTTTTTATCTTGTCGTACTTGCCTTGATACGCTTCAGCAAAGTTATCCACAAGCTCTACGATTTCATCGTAATACTCACCAAGCGCAACGTGTTCTGCATACGAATCTGTTTGCAGGTGCATAAAATGAGCGTTAGTTGCGCTATGTAGCAGCGTCGATACGAATACGGCGGGATAGTCCATTTACGCCTCGTCCTCAATGGTGGCTAGGATTATTGTACATTGCCCACCTGATTTAATCACGCCTCTTGTAATTGTTATTTGGTCAAATTGTTCATCATCGTCAAACACGCCTGCGTCTTGAAGGCTGTCTAGCAAGGCTTTCAAGCGGTTATCTAGGTCTATTTTGCGCTTATCTCTTGGGAAGATTGTAATTATTGCGTGTAAGCGCTGTTGATTGAATTTAGGAATATTGTTCTCAGCAACGTATTCCTGAACGGCTTGTTTGTAGTCCCTTCCCTGCTTGCTTAGGATAGTGCGCCCCCTAAAATTGTTCCAGTATGAGTTTACGGATGGGGGGAGCGGTAATCGCATCGTTGCTAACATTTAATCTCCGCAAAAACAGGCAATACCTTCTTCGTTTTCATCAAACATTTTTATTTGCTCCGACGCAAATTGCATCATACTGGCGTATCCGGGGCGGTCTTTACGAAAAGTCGCACCGCTTGGCTTGGATGCCAATGCCAATGCCTCCATGTTTGCCCACCAAATAGCTCGATCAGGTTTTTCTGCTATCAATGTTGCAACTTGATTAGCTGGTTTTAAAAAACACAAATCGCAATTTCCTGCCAAAGTTCTGCCTTTATATGTAGGCAACTCAAGGTTGAACGGTTGATTTTCCCAAAATTCACTTATATCTTGAACGCTAACTTTAGCTGTAAATAATGGAATTCTGCGTTTATCGGCTATTTTTGCTGCTCTGCGCCCTTCATCAAACCGCAAACCTATCCAAGAGGCGTTTTCAAGTTCAGATTTAGTGCAATCATCAAACAATCCTGAATGCTTTAGAAAACACGCCATTGTGCGTATTTTTAGCTCGCTTGTGCAAAACCTTGTTACTGGGTTTGGTAAATACTGACGCTTACGGATAATCGCCTCAAATGGTTCACCGTTACGAGCCGCCGTTTCATAAGTGACTTCTTTATATCTTTGTGATGGTTCTTCGTGGTCTTGGTACTCAATCCAATGTATTTTGATCCCCCAGTTCACTGAGCAATCATTTACAAACTTAAGCGTTGCTTCTTCTTCTTTGCCTGTGTTGGCAAAACAGACAATTGCATCTTCTGGTAATTTGCCATTATGCGCTTCAAGCACTTTATAAAGCATATAGGCTGAAGTTCTGCCGCCTGAAAAACTGATGCACGTTGGTTCAGTTATTCTGTAAGGGTTTAACATAAAGCCTCTGTTTGAGCTAATAAGTCTTCTTCGGATACGCCGTAATGCTTGGCAAATGCTTTGCGTCCCATGCCGTGAACGCCTGTGTTGCCTCGATGGTGTTCAGGACATAACCCTATTACTGGCGCTAAATCTCTGCGCCCTGCGTGTCTAATGTGGTGTATTTCACACGGTGTTTCGCCATAACCTAAGTGTCTGCAAAGCGAGCAACCAAGCTGTGCAAGTTTGTCGTAATGCTTTTTCTCAGCTTTCGTCACATTGTTCCTCAGTCCATTGCTGTAGCTCGTTTGTCAAAAGCTGCATATCTACCGCAACGTCAGCAGCTTCTTCAAACTTAGCTTTTAGGATCAACTGGCGGTAAATCTTAACAGCCGCCATCAATTTAATTAGGGTTGAGCTGTAATCAATCATTTTGTCATCCTTTCAAGATTACGGTTGCTTGCCTGCTCTGTTCGCCATGCGTCAAAGCGCATTTTTGCACTTTCTAGCCGCCAACGCAGTAATTCTGCCTGCTCTGTCGCTTCTCCGATAGCTTTGCAAAGGTTTTGATAATCAGCGTGTGCGTAGGCTTCTCGCTCCTGCGCACCAATAGCCGTTTCGTAACTTTGCTTCATCAGGATGGCTTTTAGACTGGATTTGTAGGTTTCCAGCTCCGCAAGTTTGCCTTTTGCCGCAGCGTAATCAGGCGCTGTTTTGTAGATATAGTCAATTGCGTCGTGTTGGTCTTTCACGCTGCCTCCGCTACTTTTTGTGCAATCCGTGACCTAAACTGGCCCATGTCTTCGCCGGGACGTGGCGTCATACCCAATTCCCTCGCCTTATCCATCGTCAATTGCTCTGTTGAGTACCAAGGCAATGCAGGTTTTTTAAGTTGTTTAGGCTGCATATCCAGCTCATCGTAATAACGCCCTTGATTGAGCCATGTCGCTGGGTGCGGTATGTACTCTATCGCTGTCTCTTTTAACTTCCAATACTCAATATGCGTCTCTAGCGCATCAATCGCTAATTCCTGCTCGTCTATAGGAAGTTTGGCAAATGATTGCATAGCGGTCTTTTTAGCGACTTTGCGAGGGTATTTTGACCAAAATTCATTAAAGCTCATGTGTTCTTGTCCTTAAGAATTTGCTCTGCTTTTTTAATGTCAATCAATCCTTCACGCCCACAATCAAGTATGTTTTTGATTTCTTCATCCGTCAGCCCGACCCATTCTTTGCGTGGTGGTGCGGTGTAGAGTGGAATATGCCAAACAGACTGAAGTATTTTTGTGTGTTTACTACCAATGCTTCTATCAGGTATTGATTCTGGATACATAAAATCAGCACCTTCATCGCCGGAATTTTCTCCGTTCCACCACGCCACAGGCTCTTGCTTTTCTGTTTGCTCAACACAAGCCGGACAGGTTCTATCCCAATGGCGCATAGGGTGGTCTGTGTGGGTTTGCTTCTTTGCTTGTGGTGGTGCGGTGTAGAGTGGTGCGTACCCTAATTCTTTTGGATGTTCCCGTGTCATTGTGCAGTCGTATCCAAGCTCAGGAACAATCCTATCTTCTTGTATCCACGCCACAGGCTCATAATCCAAGCCCAACTCACGAGCGTTGTCGGCTTTTTTGTCTAGTGCTTGTTGCTTCTCTGCTTGCGCTATGGCTTGGCGTAGGGCGGTGATGGCTTTGTCTTCTGCGGCAGCTTGTTCTGGGTCTGCAACTGGGTTTGTGCAGTTTCCTTTAAGCGCCTCCAACGCTCGCTTCATTGCTTCGATGCTCATGACTTATTCCTTCGTAATGTAGTAAAAGAAAACCCACAATCCTGTAACTGCGGCAATTGGCGTAACAATGAATTTCCCAATTGCCTCGATTAGTTCGACGCTCATGTGTTTCCCCTTGCTCTGATTGCTTTTGCACACCAAGTCGCCAAAACATCTTCGCCTTCGTATTCAGCGTCAATACTTTCACACAACTTCGCACACGCCTCTCTTTCTTCTTGGCGCACTAGCTCGGCAAAGCGTTCAAGGTCAATCGTCCGTACGTCTGATTCTTGTATTGCGCTAAACCAATCATTACCATCAGGAATCAACCCCGCTTGTTCAGCAAGCTCTTTAATTCGTTCGTTCATTTCAACGCCTCCAACAAAAACAAAACAAGCAAAGGGCAACAAAATACAAAACCAATGAAGCCAAGCTGCAATAGCGTTTCTTTTACAAATTCTTTCATTTATCCACCTCCCAAAGTTTGACAGCAGCAACGTGAAAATAATTGTGTTGATTCTTAAATTCGTTGTGCAATTCCATCAAAAAATTACAACACTCACGCCTAGCGTTCTTTTGTATGTTTCGCAACATTGTCACTAGTTCTTCCTGCTCCTGCTGCGTAACCAATCCTGATTCCAGTATCTCAATCGCTTTGTCAATGTTCATTTGTGCGCCTTATAAAATCTTGAACACCAGTCACATAATCCGTCAGTTAACTTTGATACTTGCCCACAACAATCACAAATCGGTTCAACAGTTTCTTTGCTGTTTTCCCGTCTAAACTTTTCTCTAAGCCACTCTGCTAACGTTTTCATAAATGTTGTTTGCCCAATAAAGTTGTCCAAAAATGCCTTGATGCTGGTTTGCCAATCGAAGTGCTTGCTCTGTTGCGCTTTTGCTTTTCTTTGGAAACCTGTACACCCGTACATAGCGTCCACCGTTGTTTGCTTTTGTGTCTCTGATTCCTCGTTCAATGTCATAAAACGCTTTCGTCTTCATCGCTGTGCGAATGTGGTTTTGCTGAATGCCAGTAACCTTAGCTATCTCCTTTGCACTTATCCAGTCGTTTTCTTTTATTGCTTTCAGAATCCGTTGTTGAGTGTTTGTCAGCTCCATAACCATCCATGTAAAAAAGTGAGTTGCTAATCCGTGTTGGGTACTTCATAAAGTCCATGCTGCCCGGTCTCGGCATCAACTTAAAGCCTGTGTATAACTTTGCAAATCTGTCTATCTTTTCTGGTTGCTTCTTTTTCATACCATCCTCATGTAGTTAAGATAGCTTAATACTGTAGTTAAAAAAAAGCAAATCAAATATTTGGCAGTTTTACAAAATATTCATTTGTTCGTTAATCTGTCATGTTTACCCTATGTATTTAACTACTACTGCTTTACTACTACATCAGGATGGTTAGCCAATGCTTCGCTAAACCCCTTCTGTCAAAAGAATGGGTTAGCACAATCTCATCAGTCTGGCTGAGCATTATGCCTAGAATTCGCTGCTTCCCTCATCTCGGTTAAATTCTAGTAAACCGCTACGCTATGATGAGCTTACCCCGTTCGGTAACGTAGATTCTCTCGATAACCCCACCCAACGTGTCAAACCAAAGATAGCGGGTCATCCATCCACTTATAGTCTTGGAAAACTTCCTACATTCGGCTGGGTTCTGAGTCCCACTTTGTTCGCAGCTAACTTTGGTCTGCGTTCCGTTCAGGCATAAAAAAGACCGCTTAAATCTGCATCTTGGTGGAAGACCCCCGTAAAAGGGGCAAGATACAGACTTAAACGGTCTACATCGGCTTCCACACCAATGCTTACATTCTACACAAATTTACAACTAATGCAACTCAGGCCA